ATGAGCTGGCGCATCACCTTGGCGGGGCTGGCATCCATGGCAATTTCAGGCGTGTTGGCCTTATAGGCCGCTGTAATCCAGTACGTAAGGCTTTTGTGCATCTCATCAATCAGTTTGTCCAGCTTGCGCCGATAGGCCGCCTGTAGGCCTTGATTGGGATGGATGGGGGGCAGGGTTAGGGGTTTTAGCATTATTTTCCCTTATTTTCCCTTTCTAGTTTTAATGCTGCGATTCTTTCCCGACTTCTTTTTAGACTTTCCATTTTGTCAGGACTACATTCATAACAACATTCTAAACTACTATGCCCATGATAAAGAAGGAATAATTTTTCCATAATACTAAGAATATCAGCTTGTTCAGAAGAAGATCCTATCAGTGTAATTGCCGGGGCATAATCTTTTATAAACATCATATAGCTTGGAAAATCAGGCAAAAATATATGATATACATCGCCACCATCACTATCTATACAAATTGAAGCAAACCATTCTTGTTTATTAATATGTTTATAAATTTGGGCCATATCACGAAAGGCGTAACCCTCACAAAAATAAAATTCTTCTCTATACTCGATTCTTTTTAGCCAGTCGTCAAAATCCTCGTTATCAAGCCATTCAGGCAATGAATTATTTTCAATCCACTCGCCTCGGTTGTACGTAAAATTAGTCATTGTAGGCCTTTATTATCATAGTTAGTGGGCAGGCGCTTGTAAAACGCATCATCAATATCTTCTGCGTAAAAGTCAATGTCCGCTTTTAGTTTAAACCGTTTCATCATTTTCCTCGTTAAAATTATCCGGCTCTTCTTCCCCGTCCTCATCCGGCAACTCCGGCATCTCCTCATCCAAATCCAGCGCCGCATAAGCACTTTGCTTCTCTGAAGCCAACCTGACCCGTTCCTCTTCCGGTGAAATAACCCCGGCATTGATATAGGCAATGGCGGTATCTGCTTCAGTCTTGCGACAGGCAGACAATTCAGTTTCGTTCATTGTCCATAACGGCACCCATTGGAAAGAGATTTCCGGATCAATCTCGCCAAACAGGGACAACTGGACAATGTTTAACAAGCGGTCCAGGTGCGGGTTAAAGTCGGCCTCTTGCTGGGCTTGTATCCAGTCATAAAAAACACGGATTTCACCATCACTGGAGGCATTTAAACCGCTGGGGGTGATGCCTAACAGCTTCACCAACGGGATACCAGTGACCGCCGCCATTTGCTCTTGTGCCTGCGCCTGCAACATATCCAATGTGCTTAACGGCGTCGAGACATTAAAAAGCTCTTCGGTATCCTTGTCTATGATTAACATGCCCCGGTTATCACGCGCCTGGTTAAACAATTGGGCGCGTTTATACATTTCATCCGTGGCGCCGCCAAGCAAGATAGCGGACAGATTAGTCTTAAGCCCTAACACGCTAAAGCTGTGGATCAGATCACTGACTGATTGCCGGGCACGCAGCCAGTTGTCAATGTAAGGCTTGGCCATCTGGCTTAACGACAGGCCGCCAAACGCATAGGCAGGTTTCAGCATATCCGGCACCTTGCGGCTGATAAAAAACATCAATCGGGAGGCATGGATGCGTTTGCCCATGACAAACCACTCCTTGGGCACAAAATAATCATCTTTAAGCGGATCGGTAGAATTATAACCGTTGGGGTACGTCCACGTAGGATCAACCAGCACCAGTCGTTTCAGCGCGCCCTTGCCGATCTTGCCCACGGTGGTAGACAGCGGCTTGGTCAGCTCTTCAGGGTTGTCAGTAGAGCCGGTGTCCAGATACAACTGCCCACGGCCAAAAAAGCCGTCATGCTCAGTCACCTTGCAAAACATCTCCCGGACTTTCAGGCGTTTCAGTTCCGCATCGATGGCCTTGATCTTGTCAGTCTTGTCATCCAGCTTGGAATCACCTGTTGATATCAGTTCCATCCATTTGCGCGTCATTTCTTTGGCAATGATTTCCGAAGGCCTGCGGTATTCAGGCCGCTGGGTCAGTTCTGCCAGATAGGGATAGCCTAGAAAGCCCAGGCCTTCCGCAAAGGCTGAACCAATGGCATAGTTGTAATTGGCATTAATCGCCTCGTCACAAGCCAATTTAAGCGGCGCGGGGATAACACCGGGGGGCGCAGTTGGCACTTGCCAAGCCGTTATCTTTGCATCTTCAGCCAAACCCTGGACATTGATCTTCATGGGCTTGGGGGGAGGGGTTAGCACTTCATAATCAACAGTGGGTTCGGACACAAGAACACCTCATACTTTAGATAATTCAGGGCATTATCAGACTTTTTTCAATAATTTGCATCATACCATCTATTAAATAGTTGTTAATGCTATCATTTAATGCTATCATAATCAAATGAATTCAAAACACACCAAAACCCTACATGCCATCTTTTTAAAGCCAACTACAGCCAAACTTGAATGGGTGCGGCTTGAATCATTATTAATAGCACTGGGTTGTCAGGTAATCGAAGGGCGTGGCTCACGGGTACGTTTTGAACTGAATGGCGTTATTGCTGCCTTTCATCGTCCACATCCTGCCAAAGAAGCCAAACCCTACCAAGTTGAACATGCCCGTGATTTTTTAATAACTATTGGAGTTAAACCATGAATACCTTAACCTATAAGGGTTATACAGCACGTATTGATTTTGATGACCGTGATAATATCATGGTTGGGCGACTACTGGGTATCAACGATATTATTGGCTTCCATGCCGATAATGTAAATGATCTTCGAAGCGCCTTTACTGAATCGGTTGATGATTATTTGGATGCTTGTGAAAAAATAGGCAAATCCCCAGAAAAACCAGCCAACGGCAAATTATTATTACGGGTATCTCCTGAAATTCATGCTGCTTCCCTGATTGCAGCAAAATCAGCCGGTAAAAGTCTCAACCAATGGGCGACCGAAATTCTTGGTAGTGCCGCTCATAGTTAAATATTAATTTTCATTGGCGTAGTTATGCCGGGGGCAAAGGCTTGAATAAATGCGTCAGCTAAATTCGGCGATGCAATCTCCCGCTTCGCCAAATCCTTCTTGCTTTCCACCTTCACCCGGCCCGCCTGATCAAAATCCCGTTTCGGCGTGCAGAGTTCATCGATCAGCTTGTTCAAATGCAGCATATCGCTACTGATAAAAATCATCTCGTCATCCGGAAACTTCTGGCCATTAGTCACTGCATTAAACGTATTCCTGAACCGATCAGCTACTATCCACCAGGCTTGTGCCTTGATGTTTGAAAAAAAGTCCCGGTTTTTAATACCGGATTGCCCATAACTGGCATCAGGCCGGTGCGGTGCACCCCCGGCAAAAAACTTGGCATGTTGCACGCTCGGTAACTGGTTGACATTCAACTCGTTAAACTTGGCCCCGGATGCAGCACCCACACCAATGGCATCATAAATAATCAGACATTGCCGTTCCCGTGCCTGAACCCAGACCCGTGTGCAGGATTTTAACAGCTCATCTTCACGGGCTTTCCATAAATCGGCTGATACTGCCAACGGCCCATACGCTTCGATTGTCGCACAAGAATCCTCGCCTGAATCGGCCACATCAAAGCCAATGCGCCGGGATCCACGTATTTCAATGCCCAGTTTTATGTGAGCATCAATGGCGGCCATGACGTGGCTAATCTTGATAACTGCACCCTCATCATCTTCCAGCGGCTCTCCCAAATAGATATGTCGGTATTTTTCCTCATCCTCCAGCTTGGTCGCTTCGATAACATCCAGTATGGTTTCACTTAAAAACGGATTTTCGTCGTAATTGATGTGCCTTATAATGGTTTTAGGCGGTGGATTAACGACAAAACGTTTCCAGATAAAATCGTTCCGATATTTTGGGTTAAAGATAATCCATATCTGGCTGCCCTGCTTACGGATGGTAGGCTCCAACACATCCCACTGGGATTCCATCAACAAATGCGCCTCTTCAATCCACAGAATATCAATATTTTCTATAGACCGGATTTCATCGATGTTACGGGCTATCCCGTAAAACATAAACTCGCTGCCGGTCGCTGTACAGACTATTGAGTTATTGGTTATTTTAAAATCATCCTGCCAGCCAAAATCCCGTATTCTGGACTTTAAGAGCGCATACACGCTGTCATTGATGCGATTCTGGAACATGCGGGTGCATAGAATACGGCAGCATATTTTTTTGGCTAAAAAAACCGCAAAACCCGCTGCATCAGTTGACTTGCTGGATGACCTGCCACCGTATAAAACCCGATTACGCGCCGGGGTCTTCCAAAATTCTTTAAGTGCCAGGTTAAGGGTTGCCACTGTACATGTCGTCCAGGGTTAATATTTTTTCACTAACTGTTTGTTGGGCATTGGTGTTGGTGATGGTGGTTGAATTAGGATAGTAAGGAACAAGCTGGGCTGCCTTCATCGATCCGACAAATACGTCAGTTACGGTCTTTAAGTCACTGGGTGGGGATTTTTCACTAACTGAATTAAGCGCCATCTCAGCTACTTTCATGGCTGCATTATTAAACCAGTTTAATTGCAGAACTTTCTCTTCAACAACAGTAATGACAGCCTTAATATCTTGCTCATGACTTTGCTCACGTAATACCTCGAGTCCACGGTAATACTCAACACCTTTGCTCACAATTTGCTCATTATCATGAGTAATTCCTTTGGTTATTTTTGCAACAGCACCATTACTCAATTTGTATTTTTCAGCCAGTTTACGCTGTGTAAAAGCCCCTGTTTTCCAGTCAGCTACAATCAATTTTACTTTTTTAGGATCAAGTGGTTTCGCCATAAATTTATTTTTATCCCATCACCACACTCACATTAAAAACGCCCAAAATAACCACAACAAACAGCACGAATACGCTTATGAGGATTACCGTAGCGAATAGCTGATTGAATTTGTGCATAACGGCTCGATAGCTCACGCCAACCTCTTGCCCGATCTAAAATCTGCCAGCGTTAAGCCGCCCGTGAATTGAAAATGACACATTTCTTGAAATTTTAACCACCGTCCTGCCCATTCCAGACCCAATGATTCGCCTATTGCGCCGCATTTTTCGAATGAATTTTGGTCATCCCATTGGGCTTTTCCATGAATGATCGGCACGAAGTCAAAAGCACAGGCAAAATTGTGCATACTAAAACCCGGCTTGGCGTTAGTGACACGGGCGCCAGGCTTGGTTCTGCCCTGTGAATACAGCGCAGCTTGCTCTGCCTCAGTACGAAAAGTCGATGTAATCAGGACTTCAATGCCTTGTTTTGCACACGCGACGATGAATTTGTGACACAATGAGGCAACCTTCGGGTTTAGATCGTCAATATTTCTGCTCATTACTGCCGCCTTTATCCACAAAAGCTGTGGACAACTTCATGTGAATTGTCAAAATTATTACCTAGTTAATTGATAATAAACCTTTTTAGTCAGATTGACCAAAATTTGTACAGTTAGTTGCCCTGAATCCAATGAACCCGCTGCGTGATTGACTTTGGCTGTCTGCTTTTCGATGCCAATTTTTTAAACTTATATGATCTTTTCAGACTTGGACTATCAAACGTGCCAATCATAATATCGTGATATGTTATAACATTCTCACACGTATCAACTGGCTGTTTCCGTGCTTCTTCTGCCAGCCAGTGACCTAGCCACGTCATAAAGGCTTTGCGATCATACAGCAGAATATTTCTATCCTTAGAAACCGGATCAGGCATATTAAAATCTTTGGTTGACAGCAACGTAACCAAGCGCGTTGCATTAACACCCATCAATTTTGCTATTTCATGGCGCTCTATATAGTCTCTCACTTAGCCCCCTGCACAGCGCCTTGTACGGCACCCTCTACCAACTGCGCGTCATAGCGAACAATCGTGCAAGAGCATAAGATAGCCAGTACGATTGCCACCACCAGCACATAGATCATGCCCTCGATCAAATAAACCTCGTTGTGGTGCGATTTTTTATGCGGATCGTGTTCATCATTGTAATCATCAAAATCGTTCATTATGCTATCTCCCTCGGTGCAAAATTCTGAAAGTGCCCCAAATCCTGCACTTCCAACGGGTTAAAATCAAATTTCCCACGTCCGGTATAATTACATGGCCCTCGACCAGTACCGGTCGTTGGATTAAAGACCTGTTGCGGTTTTTTAACCGCGCCAATGCACGCAATACCGATCATTCTTTCATGTGCGCCGACATTGAGAAAATCCTGCACCGATGCTATATGGCTGCATACTGGGCAAATGAATTTCCAATTCAGCGGGTCATTGCCAAAACGCCGAATACCTTCAAGTACATACATGTCCTTGCTAATCCACTTTCTAGGATGTCTGTCGCGCATCATCTTAACCATGACCGCGTTAGCCACAAAAATTCAAAATAAAAGCCAGCATAACCCCACACACCATGCCAAAGAACAAGCCGTTAAGCAGCCATATCCCCATTCTTTTCCACATAGATTTATGCGTGGTTAACGTGCGGTATTTTTGGTGATCTTCATCAAGTGATTTCATGTGGCTCTCGATAGATGTAATCGTTTTGTCCTGCTGACAGATATTCAGCCAGAAGTTGAGTTATTTGTTGTTGATCCAATCCCGCTGCCCTGATAGCGACAAGACAGTGATCAGAATTTATTAAATCACCGCCGCTGCGCAGTCTAAAACCACCGCCGTTAGCAGCGAGTTTATAAATCACGTTGTGGTCGATGATTATTGGTACTACCTGTATTTCAGCCATTTTTAGTCTCCTTCTTTGGGTAACGACTGATTTAACGCCTCGGCAAGATTCGCACAATTACCTTCATTTTCGCCGATATTAACCACCACTTTACCGCCTATTTCGTCGTGGAAAAACGGGTGCAAGACAAAATGTTGGTCGTCTATTTTGAGCGCCTCGGCAATGCCATCAAGCATGTGCTTACAACTAGCCAGGGCATTATCTTGGTCACGATCATGTTTGTTCGGCGGAAAAAAATCTAACCAAACATGCAATTTTTCGCATTTCTCAAGTGCAGTGAAACCCACTAATCGACACAGATAAAAAACATCCCGCTTGTAATTTTTGCCAACTTTTGCTTTTACCCGCCAATGGCAATGGCTGTTGGGATTCAGCTCGCGTGGTGGATAGGGAACAATCACTTGCATGGGTGCTGTCTCCTTGGTTCTTCGTGCTTTGCGTAACGCAGCCAGGTATTGCAACACGGGCAGTATTCCAGCCTGAGCAAGACCATTTTCCCGAGGTCGGGATTATCGCAGCGGGGGCATCTATCCACGGCCTCCGTGACGGGTATAGCATTTTTGAACTGCTCAATATCGGGTATCATTTTTTTCTCAACTTGGTAAACAGCCGGTGTTTCAGTCATATTCCTGTTTCCTGATTCAAAATAGCCCTGTTTTTTGCCGATTCTGGCAACGTAAAGGCATAAATAACAATGTTTAATTAATTTTTTGAGTATTGGTAAATCCGCCGCTATTATCGCGCCTTAAATCGCAATTTTTATGTTTTGGTAAAACAGCCATAGCCTTGCTGCTCTTTCAGCAACTCCCGGAACGATTCGGACACCAGATCGATTTTAGGCACGGACTGGATGCCCTTCAGGTAACGGTCGATAAAATAATCTGCCTCAACCCCACAACGACGACACGCCTCCAAGCCGTTAGCTACCCAAATCTCGTCGCGCTGATACTGTTTTGCCAACTCAAACGCAGAAACCCAACCAAACCGGGCAGCAGTTTCTTCAGGACTGAGAATTTTGATGCAGTCAGCCGTGTAATTTTCAATCATTTTCAAAATCCTCTCTGGTTATTTATCACGCAACGAAACAAACCCCATTACGATATTGGCACAAACATTTTATAAAAACGTCGCCACGGCGATTTTTTAGGCCTTCCTGTGGCATTTTCAAACGCAATTGTTACTTTCGTTTACTAATCGCCTCACTTTCATCATCACGCACCCAAATAATTGCCCTGCCATCCTGACGCTCAATCCGGCTGCATGGCGGCATGTTCAGGAAATTGCAGTCCAAATAATCCCTAAACGCACAGCCCCTGCAGGTTGCAGTGGGGCTATCAACCGCGTGGTAATGTATCCCGTCTTTTTTAAAGCGGTTCTCAAAAATCATAATCAGTTTTCAACCTATCAATTTGCTCTAGCTTGATCTTCAGCTTTTGAGCGTAGCTAATCACAAACAACAGCTTTTTCAGTTCGTCACGCTCATACTTCTCGCCAATGCGCTTCCAGCCCCACTCGAAGGCCAAATCATTTGCATAACCAATCAGGTCTTCCAGCGTGTTGTCTAGCTCGTGGATCATGTTTTACACCTGCAATTTTTCACGCATGGCGGCAAACTGGCGCTTGCGTTTTTCCAGATCAGGCGGCTTTTTAGCCACCGGCAAGGCTTTTTGTTCGGTCTGTGCGTAATCCGGCCAGTCGGGATAACCTTGTTGCAACAACCGCTCATAAACCGGCTGGATCAGCTTTAAAGCCGTGACAGTACGCAGCGTTCTAAGCCCGTACATATCAATCCCGTTGGCAATGCTAAAAATCAACGGATGCTGATAACGGTCTTTGATGCTGCCTGGCTTGTCACGTACAGCCAGCAAGACATTCAGCACGACTTCAAGTGTCGGTATGGTTTCCATAATTTGCCTCAAACAAAATTTTCTAAACTCAATCACATTGGGCGGCCATACCGCAGCGGCTTGTTTAACCATGACTTCAAAGCCTGATTTTATTTGCTGTGGCGTCAAGCCTGCCAAGCCGGTTTGCCATTCTTTTGCCGTTTCTGAAATCTCGCCGTTGTCGTTGTGTGACGATCCGCGACGCGAAAACCATTGATCGCCGTAAATTGCAGTCATCCTGCCCCAGATAAACAAAATCCCGGCGTCAGTTAACGGGTCTTGCGTTGTCTCCCCGCTCCCGTTGTTGTTTTTCCCAATAGGCTCTTTCTGCCTGTTTCTGTTGTTCGACGGCAGTAAGTTTTTTACCAGTTGCAGCATGGGTTTCATTGTTGGATCGTTGTGTGCCATAATCTTCACCGTGATTTGAAAGTGGGTCGGAACCATTCACCTTGCCCGGTGGGTTCCGGCTTTTTTTTCTTTGTTTTTCCAGCAAGACCGTATCCACAAATTTTTTGTAGTATGTCGGGTAACTAGACCGCTCGCCATCGAGTACGTGGTTTACCTGTATGTGTGCAAGCTCAACATCGGCAATCGTTACCCCACGCGCCACCCAATCATGAAACATCGGCATCGTTTTTGCTGTTTGTGCCTCATGAAACTGAAAACCCATTTTGTTCATAAAAAACTCAACCCATTCCATTGCGTCTTTCGGATCGCCACTTTTTTCAAAAACTTTTTTCTCTCGCGCGACAACAACAACAACATCTCTTGAATCAGGAATCAGTGAATCAGGAATCAGGGGGATATCCACCGTTACGCTTTCGTTAGTTAACGGTGGTTTAACGGTTAACTCACCGTTATGATTTTTTTCTATTGTTTTACAGTTACTTACAGAATCTGTTTGCGTGTTTTCAGCATCAATTTCAGAATTTGCAAGGTCATCGGAACGCCTATTTTTTTGTCCTAAAACAGCGCCATTATTCCCACGTTTTGTATTGGTCGTTATGCTTTCGTTATAGGGTTGTGTATCCACCGTTACGCTTTCGTTAATTAACGGTGGTTTAACGGTTAAGTCACCGTTATTTAACGGTGGATTAACGGTTACTTTTATTTCCTTTTCTTTACAATAACTTGCAAACTGATTGTCAGTGAGAGACGGGAGTAACGTGGGTTTTTCCGTGTGATGCGGGGATTGGTGTTTTTTGAAATTTATAACCTGAATTATATTGATTCCATCTACAGAATATCTGCGGATGTGGCCTAACCGTTCCATAACGGTTAACTCACCGTTAATATCAACATCATAGTACGGGAACAATTCTGCCTTGATTAAGCGCGGCCTATCTTCAAGTAATCCTTCTCTATCGGCCATACACCAAAGCCCTATAAAAAGAAGCTGTACAATCGGCCCGGCATCAGCCAGATTTTCTTCTTTAAATAGCTGTGGCTTTATATTTCTGGAGCGCATGATTTCACCTTGGTTGTATGGGTGAAGGGAGTAAAGTCCGCTGGTCGATAGCTGACAAAGGTAAGCGCGGCGGTGTCCGCGTGATTTATTTTAATCTGACTGAGCAAGGTGCAATTGTGCTGATTACGCTGTACCAAAAGGCGGATCAAGCCAACATCCAAGCCAGTGACATTCAAAAGGCGGTGTAAAGTGGACATTGAGAAAATAGCGCAAGCCATTGAAGCTGATGCAGGGTTTGCGTTAGCTGATGTGAGGCAAGGGCTGGCAGAAATGCAAGTCGGGCTGGGGCGGGTGACGACCGTTGAACAGATTTTGGTACGTGCTGCCCGCACTAAAACAGGTTTATCGCAACAAGCCTTTGCCGAACGGATAAAAACGCCTGTAGCAACATTGCGTGACTGGGAACAAGGCCGGTTTATGCCGCCGGGCGGGGTTTTATGCCTGTTAAAAATCATCTGCAATCATCCAGATTTGGTAGGCGAGCTTGATGCGTCGTAATTTTTGTATGAGGGTGCATCTTGACCTGCGCTGATTTTTTGATAGACTGAACATGCTTTTCCTATTGTATGTAAACCTTGTTGTAAGTAAGCCCCGCTCCCCTTCAGGCGGGGCGCTCTTAATTAAATCAAACCATAATTTGTAACGGCCTTGGAATATCCACGCCAATAGGACGCCATAAATGCAGGGTGTACGGATGGACGTTGACCCATTCCGATTCCGGCACATGCAGCTCCATACAACAATCTTCGGCATCCCAAAACAACGATTTCACAAAACACATTTCCAGCCAGGTAGGACATCTGCCTGCTACCGATACTGATACGTGTTCAAAACCCAAGCCGTCTGATGCTTGGCAGCGTAACGGCTTCTTTAGCTTTAGGGAGTCGATGATAAACACGCCGTTG